TGGCATTAAAAGCGCGATCAATACCGCAAACGATATTAGTGATATTGCAGGACACATTGATAACCTCTTTGCTGGTGAAAAACAAATACAACAAACTAGAAACAAGAAGGCATCTTCTGCAGGGCTAGGTGATCAATTCGGAGTTGATAACGTAGCTAGGGAAGTAATAGATGCCCGTATTGCTCAAGAAAAAATGCAGGAAATAGCTACTATGATAGATATGCGGTTTGGTCCTGGTACTTGGAAGGGTATTGTGGATGAACGAGCAAGACGTATTCAAGAAGCTAAAGAGGCTGCAGCAAAAGCACGTAGAGAAGCGTTGCAAAGACAATCTGAAATGTTTGAAGCCATACAACAGGTAGCTCTAATCGGAACAGTTATTGTTGCTACAATAGGATTATTTATTTTCTTATTTACGGTGGTACTCTAAATGACAGTAGAAACTTTTCTTAAGTGGAAAATACTTCCACGTCTTATGATGCTTGCATCAACAATAATGTCTTGGCGTTGTGCTGAGTGGTTCATGCTATTAGATAATCCAACTGGTGCTCAATCAGCTTTCGTATCTGTAGTTATGGGAGTTATGACAGGTGTCTTTGGAATTTGGATGGGACACGAACATAAGAGTTAATTATGTTTGAAGCACTAGTATTGGCGTGTCTTATCTCAAACCCTAACGAATGTTATGAGTTTGTAGATACAAGAGGACCGTATATAACTCGTAGTAGTTGTATTAAAAGAACAGAAGAAATGAGAGACTCAATCTTAACTATGCCTGATTTTAATCCACAGGCATTTAAATGTAGGCTATCAGAAGGAGGCACTGGTATATGATACAAGCTTTAATTGGTCCAGTAACAGGACTACTAGATAAGTTTATTCCTGATGCAGATGAGAAGGCTAGGATTGCTCATGAGTTAGCTACTATGGGTGAACGACATGCTCAAGAGTTAGCTAAAGGACAACTAGAAATAAACAAGGCAGAAGCTGCTAGTCGTAATATGTTTGTAGCGGGTTGGAGACCTTTTATCGGGTGGACCTGTGGCATTGCACTATTCTGGCACTTCGTAGGTCTACCTATAACCCTATTCTTTGTTAGTTGGTTTGCTGTAGAAATTCCTACTTTGCCTGAATTTGAAATGGAAACACTTATGACTGTACTTATGGGTATGCTTGGTCTTGGTGGACTTAGAACATTTGAAAAGGTTAAGGGGAAAGCTAAATGATGAAGCGACCAGGTCCACTAGCAAAGAAAAAGAAAAGCACTGTTAATAGTGCAGGTAATTATACTAAGCCAGCATTGCGTAAGAGTATCTATGAACGAATTCTTGCAGGTAGTAAAGGCGGCAAGCCTGGACAAAACAGTGCTAGGAAAATGCAAATGGTGGCAAGAGAATATAAGGCTAAGGGTGGAGGCTATACAACATGAGATCTCCAAAAAGAAAGCCTAAAAGAAAAGGACCACTTTCAGAAGAAGCCATTTCAATGATTAAATGGACTGGTCAAGATTGGCGTACTAAAAGCGGTAAGAATTCTATTGTAGGGAAAGATGCTACAGGCGAGAGGTACTTGCCTAAAGTTAAACTTGCTAGTCTTACTGATAAAGAATATGCTGCAACAACTAAAAAGAAACGTAAGGGTATTAAACAAGGTAAGCAGTATGTTAAGAATACTAAAGCAGCTACAGTGAGGACAACATGAATATAGAACAGCTTAGAGAGGAGCTTAAGATCGATGAAGGATGTAAGTATGAGATCTACTTGGATCACCTTAACCTCCCTACTTTCGGTATTGGTCATCTTATTCTCGATAGCGATCCTGAGTATGGACAAGCACCTGGCACACCTGTCTCAGAAGACAGAGTTAATGAGTGTTTCGTTAAAGATGTCGAAACCGTGTTATCGGAGTGTTCACGCCTATACTCCAACTTTAGCGTATTGCCTGAAGAAGTCCAGCTAATTATTGCCAATATGATGTTTAACATGGGGTATCCTCGGCTAAGCAAGTTCAAAGGTATGAAGGCAGCGGTAGATGTCGGTGATTGGCATCGAGCTGCAGTAGAGATGGTTGATAGTAGATGGTATCAGCAAGTAACTAACAGAGCAGAAAGACTTGTCGCCCGTATGCGTAGTGTAAAAAACGCCCTATAAGGGGAAAAACGTTCACTATAAATATAGGATGATATCACATGAGAAACACAGAGTATGTAGGCCCATCAATGCCTATTTCAGAAGAAATTGATCGCATGAAGTACCGACTAGAAGGTGAAACCTTCGATGGTAAAGTAAAACGAATAGCAAAGGCACTCAGCGATGGCATTGAGCATCAATATAAACTAGAAGATATCCTTGGTAACATGAGGTTCCTTCCAGCGGGTCGCGTACAAAATGCAATGGGTAGTCCTCGGATTACTACTGCTTATAACTGTTTTGTTAGTGGTATTATTGATGACTCGATGGATAGCATTATGCTACGAGCTACACAGGCAGCAGAAACTATGCGCCGTGGTGGTGGTATCGGGTATGACTTTAGTCGTATCAGACCTCGCGGTGATCTTATTAAATCGCTTGAGTCACAGTCAAGTGGTCCTGTTTCTTTTATGGGTATCTATGACGCTAGCTGTCAAACAATTGCTAGCAGTGGCCACCGCAGAGGCGCACAAATGGGCGTTCTTCGGGTGGATCATCCTGACATCTACGACTTTATTCGTGCTAAAAGAAATAGCGATA